TTTTCCATTTACTGGCTCTGCTCAAATTACAGGATCATTAGGTGTAACTGGTTCAATTAACAATTTACAAATTGGATTAGGAAATGGAAATGTTTCAACAAATATTTCAATTGGCTTACAATCTTCATACTATGTTAACCCAAATGGTAATATTGCTTTAGGTGCATATGCTTTACGTGGAACATATTGCTATGTAGGATATCCAACTTATGGCGCATGTATATGGAGTAATTGTGGTAATATAGCTCTAGGTGATCTATCATTATCTAGTATTACTACCGGTAACTTAAATACAGCAATAGGTCGTCGTGCATTACAAGATAACACAGACGGACAGTCTAACATAGCAATAGGTTTAAGTGCTCTGATGAAATTAAATACTGGTTCATTCAATGTAGCAATAGGTGAAGTTGCCGCTATCGTAGATTGCACCGGTTCCCCATTAACATCATTAACCTCTTCTATTATCATTGGTCATGGTGCAAACCCACTTTGCAATAATGATCGAAATGAAATTGTAATTGGTAGTGGTTCTATGGGAAAAGGCTCTAATACTACAATTATAGGTAATAGCTCTACAACTTTAACTCAATTATTTGGTCAAACTCGTTCAACATCATTTTTTGCCACCACTGGATCCGGTATTTTTCCATTTACTGGCTCTGCTCAAATTACAGGATCATTAGGTGTAACTGGTTCAATTAACAATTTACAAATTGGATTAGGAAATGGAAATGTTTCAACAAATATTTCAATTGGTGCTACAACTAATTTTGGTGGATCTACAACTGGTACATGTAATATTGCTATTGGTTCTGGTTCAATGACCTCCTTAACTAGTGGGGTACATAATATTGCTTTAGGTCTTTGTGCTCTTCGTAGTACTACCACTGGAGGAACTAACATTGCTTTAGGTCCTCAGACTTTAGCTGCTAATACATCGGGTGCAAATAATTTTGCTGTTGGTTTTCAATCATTAGCTAACAATACTAGTGGTGCTAGAAACATTGGTATTGGTCTTTTTTCTTTAAAAGCTAATAATACTGGAAATAATAATATAGCATTTGGTTTAGGTGCGCTTTATAGTAATACCTCTGCACAAAATAATTTTGCTGCTGGATATTATGCTTTAAGGAATAGTACTACAGCCTACCATAACACAGCTATAGGTCTTTGTAGTCAATATAAAACTACAACTGGTCAAAATAATACTTCAATTGGAAATCGTTCATTATGTAATAATTCTACTGGAACCCATAACGTAGCAATTGGATGTTATGCATTACGTAATAATACAACAGCAAATTATAACATAGGAATTGGTAGAGAAGCTTTATTATGTAACAATACTGGTACAAATAATATAGCTTTAGGTGCTCAAGCATTATTTAGAAATAAAACATCATATAATGTTGCTTTAGGTTCTAGTGCTTTAAAAAATAACACATATGGATCTAACAATTTTGCTGTTGGTAAATTATCTCTTTATGCTAATACTTATGGAGGTTATAATACTGCTTTAGGTGCATATGCTTTGAGGTATAACACAACCGGAAATAACAATACAGCAATAGGCTCGCGAGCCCTACTTACTAATTCCTCAGGTTGTTTTAATACTGCTATTGGAATTAATTCTTTAAGAAATAATTCCTCAGGTTGTTTTAATACTGCTATTGGAATTAATGCTTTATGTTGTAATACAACCGGGGCGCACAATATTGCTTTAGGTAGATATTCATTACGTTGTACTACAACTGGTACAAATAATATAGCTTTAGGTAAAGTTACTTTACAATTTAATACCTATGGTAATTACAACATTGGTATAGGAGGATATGCTCTTAATAAGAATACTACAGGTATAGATAATACAGCAATAGGTCAATCTGCTCTTTACGCAAATACAAGTGGTAATAATAACATTGCATTAGGTCGCCAATCATTAAGATTTAACACAACGGGTTGCTGTAATGTTGCTATTGGATGTTATTCATTAAGAAGTAATACCACCGGAAATGATAACATAGCAATAGGACGCAATTCTTTATACCGTAATACTACTGGAGCAGATAATATTGCTTTAGGTGAATGTGCTTTACTAAATAACCGTTCAGGATCCTTTAATATAGCAATGGGTCCAAATTCTTTGAGCACTACAAATGGTAGTTGTCATAACATAGCTTTAGGTAGTGGGTCATTGCAATCTAATACTACTGGAAACTATAATATTGCTTTAGGTCAAGCTGCTTCACGAAATAGTACAACAGGAGCCGATAATATTGCGTTAGGAAGAAATGCAAGATTGTTATCACCATATCAAATTTCTAGAACAATTGCTATAGGATACAATGCCTTACGTAATGGTGGTAGTTCAAATCATAGTATTGCCATTGGATATAGTGCACTTTGTAGTGCAGCAAATGGTGCTTGTGAAAGTGTTGCTATTGGATACAGAGCTTTACGAGCTAATACAACAGGATATAGAAATGTAGCAATAGGATATGCTGCGTTACGTTCAAATACAACTGGTGTTATTAATACTGCTATTGGACCTAGTGCTTTACAAAACAATACTACCGGATACGGTAATGTAGCTATTGGTCAATGGGCATTGTTAGGTAATACAACAGGAACATATAATTTAGCAATAGGAAGAAGAACTTTAACTACTAATACCACAGGAAAATGTAATATTGGTGTAGGAACTTATTCTTTACAACAAAACAGCACCGGATGTTATAACCAAGCTTTAGGAAACAGTGCTTTACGATGTAATACTACGGGCAATCGTAACGTTGTTGTAGGAGAGCATGCTCTTTGCTTAAATGTTACTGGTTCTGGTAATGTTGCATTAGGTTTTCAATCTTTAAGAAACAATGTTTCAGGAAGCAATAACATTGCAATTGGTCAAAATGCATTTTGTCTTAATACAGCAACAACAGGAAGTCATAATATTGGTATAGGCTATAACACCCAATTTACAGGTTCATTCTCAGTAATTTTGGGTAAAGATGCTTGTTCAACTGGTAACTGTCAATTTGTTGTAGGTAGTACAGGAACACCATTAGGTACAGTAACAACAGAAACTTGTACTAGTACAAAAACATGGCAAGTTAGAATCAATGGAACTTTACAAAAAATATTACTTGCTTAAAAATAATTTGGAATATTTAAAAATAGTTATTATATTGTAGTTATGGTACAAAAAATATTTTACAACGCGTCTATGCCTCGAGCAGGATCAACCTTGATCCAAAACATTTTAATGCAAAATCCTGATATTTATTCAACCCCTACATCAGGTGTAATTGAATTTTTATTAAACGCTAGAACAGTATATTCTGCGGGTGATGCTTTTAAAGCACAAGACCAAGATGTAATGAAAGCAGGATTTAAAAATTTCTGCAAAACCGGATTATATGGTTTCTTTGATGGAATTACAGACCGTCCTTATGTAATGGAAAAAAGTAGAGGATGGTTAGGTCATTTTAATTTCATTGAGTTTTTTATGGATGAAAAACCTAAAATGATCGTTATGGTACGTGATTTACGTGCTATATTTGCTTCAATGGAAAAAAATTTTCGTAAACACCCAGATAAAGATCCAATGATTATTAATGGTGTTGAATTGAAAAATATGACTACAGGAGCACGTGTAGATCATTTTTCAGTTGCTCCTCCAATTGGACCTTCAATGGAGTGGTTAGCTGAAACTATCCATCAAGGACTAGATAAAGATATTTTATTTATTCGATTTGAAGATTTAACAATAGATCCTGAAACCGAATTAAGAAAAATCTATGAATATTTAGAGTTGCCATATTTTCAACATGATTTTAACAATGTAGAACAATTAACTCATGAAAATGATGTTATTCATGGGATATTTGGCGATCATAAAATTCAACCTCAAGTAAAACCAGTAAGAAATAATTACATTGAAATTTTAGGAAAAGAACAATGTGACCGTTTACGCCAACATTATGATTGGTATTTTAGAGCCTTTAACTATATTTAATATTTATAAACAAAATGGAAGAAACACCAACACCAGAACAAATTCAACAACACATTAGCGCAGCTTTTGATTCAGTTAACCTGATCAATAACACAATTACTAAACCTGCAACGGACCAAAATAAAGATACCGTAAAACGTAATTATGAACATCTTGAAATTATGATGGGTAAAGATTGGTTTGTTGATGCATTAACTACTCAACAAGAAACCGATATTAATGCCGCTATTACTGCTGGAAAAGCATACGTAGCATAAAAATAAATTTAATAAGTTATGATATATTGGTTTACAGGGCAACCTGGACATGGTAAAACTGTTTTGGCATCTGCTTTAAAGCAAGAATTAAACAATACATTCCATATTGATGGGGATGATCTACGCGCTATATTCGATAACAAAGATTATAGCGAGGCAGGCCGTCGCAAAAATATTGAGTTGGCCCAACAGTTAGCTCATTTTTTACACAATAAAGGATGTAATGTAGTTGTATCATTAGTTTCTCCTTACCAAGATCAACGTGAGGAATTTAAACAAAAACTTGGTAATTCAATAAAAGAGTTTTATGTTCATACTACCGAAATGCGAGGTAGGGAAAATTTTCATGTAGAAAACTATCAACAACCAACAGAAAATTATCTTGATGTAGATACTACAAATATTTCGGTTGAAGAATGTTTAAATAAAATAAAAAGTTATGCAAAATTGGAGCAAAAAAGTACACGTACAGTCATCACTGGAATCTAAACCAAATCAATATGCTATGTTTATCGGTAGATGGCAACCACTACACGATGGGCATAAAGCATTATTTCAACAAGCTTTAGATGAAGATAAAAATGTTTGGATTGCAATTAGAGATGTTGAGACAACAGAAAATAACCCATTTGATGCTCAAGAAGTACTTAAAAATATTGAAAACGAATATAAAGAACTTTGTGAACAAGGTCGAATTAAAGTTAGTATTGTTCCTGATATATGTTCCGTTGAGTTTGGTAGAGGAGTTGGTTATGATATTATTGAGCATATACCCCCTACTCAAGTAGCAGAAATTTCAGCTACAAAAGTACGTGAACAAATGCGTAAAGAAGGTAAGTTATGAAAGTAAAAGTAAAAAAATTTCAAATTCGATTCAATGTCAATAGTCAAGCAGACCATGAACGTTGGCGACTTATTGAAGATGGGAAAGAACATTTAGTGTCCGACATTATTATTAATGGGCATACTTACACTACAATGGATTGGATGGAAGAAATTGGAGAATATAAATGGCATGTTAGCTGTGAAGGATATGTGTGTATCGAAAATAATATAGCATATGTTACTACAGTAAAAGAAGATGCTGTTATGACTCGCCATATTTTAAAAACATTTTCATATCGTATATTAGGTACTTTAACAACTGTATTTACAGCTTATGCTTTAGGTGCTTCATTTGAATTATCTTCATTATTGGGTGTTGGAGAATTATTAATTAAACCCATTTTGTATTTTTTTCACGAACGTATCTGGTACAAATATATTAAAATAGGAAATAAAAAATTATGGAAGAAAAATATATAGTTTGGCATGTTGAAGGTGGTTTAGGTAAAAATATCGCTGCAACTGCTTTAGTTAATTCTTTAAATCAAAAACACCCAGATAGAAAACTTATAGTAGTAGCATCTTATCCTGAAGTATTTTTGAATCTCCCAGCAGTTTATCGTGTGTATAAAATGGGATCTACTCAGTATTTTTATGATGATTATATCAAAGATAAAGATACTATCATATTTAAACATGAGCCATATTATGAAACAAACCATATTCTAAAACGCAAACATTTAATAGCTAATTGGTGTAAATTAATGGATTTAAAATATGAATTCCAAACCCCTGTTTTGAATTTTAATTTTGTTCAACAAAGAAATTCTTTAAAATGGCAACGAGATTTACCTATTTTAATTATCCAAACGAATGGAGGTCCATTAAATAGCACTTTAGAATATTCTTGGACTAGAGATATTCCATATGCACTTGCTTTACAAATAGTTGAAAAATATAAAAATACTCACTACATTGTTCAAATTTGTAAACCCTCTTCAATGCATCTCCCCGATGTTGAAGTTTTAGATCAACCAATGTCCGCAATGGATTTATTTACTTTATTAGCAGTAAGTGATAAACGTTTTTTAATTGATTCTAGTTTACAACATGCTGCTGCTGGTTTAAATAAACCTTCAACTGTATTTTGGATAGGAACATCCCCAGAAAATTTTGGATATTCAATGCATAATAATATTATAGCTAATCCACCTACAGATACTACTAAATTAATCGATTCTTATTTATTTGATTACTCATTTGAAGGTATTACTCATGAATGTCCTTATTATAGCTTAGATGAAATGTTTAATATCCCCCAAATAATCGAAACCCTTTAATATTTATAAATAAACCCTTAAAACTATGTCAATCGTTTCAGAAAAAAAGTTCTTAACTGAAGAAGAATCAAAAACATTAAGAGAAATTCAAACTCGTACAAGACGACTAATTAATGAACTTGGAGAAATTGAATTAATTAAAATCCAAGTTGAAAATCGTCGTAAAAATGCAGAACAATTTTTAGCTGATTTAACTTCTCAAGAACAAGAATTTACTCAATTAATCCTTACTACTTATGGTCGAGTTAATATCGACCCAGAAACTGGTGAAATTACCCCAGTAGAGTAATCTAGATTAAAATACACCATATTTATAATAAAATAATTTATAATGGCAGAAACAATTGTCTCACCTGGTGTATTAGCAATAGAGAATGATCAATCATTTGTAACTCAACAACCTGTACAAGCAGGTGCTGCTATCATTGGTCCAACCGTTAAAGGTAAAGTAGGAATCCCTACTTTAGTAACCTCATACAGTGATTATTTAAATAAGTTTGGTGCTACTTTTCTTAGTGGAAGTAACACCTATACTTATTTTACTTCTATTGCTGCTTACAACTATTTTAATAGTGGTGGTCCTTCACTTTTAGTAACACGTGTTGTAACAGGTTCATTTACTTCTGCTACTTCATCCTTCATTTCAGCATCGGCACATAGTACAGGTGCTCCTTATAATACTAGCCCATTTGAATTAGCTACTATTTCTAAAGGAGAAATTATGAATAGTGCCGGTCCCACAGGCTCAGTAGGTACTCTACTTTCAGGATCAGCTGATAATTTTAGATGGCAAATTACAAATGCTAATACTAGTTCGGGCACATTTACATTATTACTTCGCCAAGGTAATGACAGTACAGTATTTCCTTCAATTATAGAAACATGGGGGCCATTATCACTTGACCCATATTCACCAAATTACATTGAAAAAATAATTGGTAACCAGGTTGAAAATGTAGCTGTAGATAATGGTGAATATTATATTCAAACATCTGGAAGTTATATTAATAATTCATCTTATGTTTATGTTAAATCTGTTAATCAACCTACACCAAATTATCTAGATAACGTAGGAAACCCAAAACCAGAATATACTGGTTCAATTCCAATCAATACAAGTGGATCATTTGGCGGTGCGGTTGGAAAATTATTTTATGGTGGTGACACTAAATTTTACGAAAACATTACCTCAGGAAACAATATTCAAGGAATTCCTGCTAATGCATATACTGAATCAATTTCTTTATTAGCAAATAAAGATGCATTTAATTATAATTTATTAGTTGCACCTGGGTTAATGTCTGATATAGCAAATAATGCTCCTGAAGCTATTACCTCTATGATTACAGTTGCCCAAAACAGAGGTGATATGATGGTGGTATTTGACTCTTCAAAATACAACACCCAAATCAATTCAGTATTAACAAATACAACAGTATATGATACATCATATGCTGCAACATATTGGCCTTGGATTAAAACAATAGATCCAAATACAGCAAACCAAGTTTGGGTTCCTGCTTCAACTATGATCCCTGGAGTGTACGCATTTAATGATAATGTAGCTGCACCATGGTTTGCTCCTGCTGGCATTAATAGAGGAATTATTACTGTTGCTACACAGGCTGAACGTGTATTAACTCAAGGAAACAGAGATACATTATACCAATCAAATGTTAATCCAATTGCTACCTTCCCTAATACAGGTATAGTAATATTTGGACAAAAAACATTGCAGAAAAAATCAAGTTCTTTAGATCGTATTAACGTACGTCGTTTATTAATTGAACTTAAAAATTACATTTCTCAAGTAGCTGACACATTTGTGTTCGAACAAAATAATGCTATTACAAGGAGTAATTTTACATCTATCATTAATCCATATTTAGCATCTGTTCAACAACAACAAGGATTAAACGCTTTCCAAGTAATAATGGATGAATCAAATAACCCACCATCAGTAGTTGATAACAATCAAATGGTAGGTCAAATTTATTTACAACCTACTAGAACAGCTGAATTTATTGTACTTGACTTTAATATATTACCTACTGGTGCAACGTTTCCTGCTTAACATCATATTTTAAGGAAATTTTAGATATTTATAATAAAAAAATACAATGGCAAATTTCACAACTTCTCCTGGAGTAGCAATAAGCGAAATAGATAACACCTTCTTAACAGGACAACCCGTTCAAGCAGGTGCTGCTATTATAGGTCCTACAGTAAAAGGTCCTGTAGAAAAACCTACACTTGTAACAACCTATTCAGACTTTGTAACATTGTTTGGAGATACTTTTATTAGTGGTGGTCAATCTTATTCTTACTTAACTTCTATTGCTGCTTACAATTATTTTAATTATGGAGGAACTTCATTATTAGTTGCTCGTGTAGTAACTGAATCTGCTAATTGGACTCCAGCACAAACCACTACAGTTTCTTCTTACTTGAATGCTACTTCAGCTTCATTTGTTTTAGAAACACTTTCTGAAGGAATTCTTATGAATAACTCTGGTTCTAATGCTCTTGGAGCTTCAGGATCATTAAATTCAGGATCAAATGCTAACATTCGTTGGGAAATTACTAATTCAAACACTGGGTCAGGTACATTTAATGTATTAATCAGACGTGGTAATGATAATGAAAATAATAAAGTTATATTAGAGGCATGGAATAATTTAACATTAGATCCAAATTCAAATAGATATATTGCTAAAGTAATAGGTGATCAATCATTAAATTACAATTCATCTACAGTACAGATGGAATTATCTGGTGAATATCCAAATAATTCAAAATATGTTCGTGTAAAATCAGTTAATTTATCTACACCAAATTATTTTGATGCTAATGGTATTGCAGTTTCTGCCTATACAGCTTCAATCCCAGTTAATGGAAGTGGTTCAGCTGGTGGTTCATTTTATAATGCTACTGGTAATGTAAGTAATACTATTAATGTATATGATAAAATTTCAACAAATACACAAGGATTAACTGGAGCTGATTATAACAATATGATTGCTCTTTTAGGTAATTCTGAAGCTTATCAATATAATGTATTATTCACTCCTGGTTTATTAAATGATACACATACCGCTCAAGTTACAAATGTTATTGTAAACACAGTTTCTAGAGGTGATAGTTTATATGTATTAGATTTAGGAGTATATGGCAGTTCACTTGGAGAAGCAGTAACTCAAGCTCAAACTCGTGATACTTCATATGCCGCAACATATTGGCCATGGGTTCGTATTATCGACCCAGCAACTGGAAAACATGTTTGGGTACCAGCTTCAACAGTAATCCCAGGTGTGTATGCATTTAACGACAGAGTATCTGCTCCTTGGTTTGCCCCAGCAGGTATAAACCGCGGTGGATTAAACACAGTACTTCAAGCTGAACTAAAATTGACGCAAGGTAATCGTGATACATTATATAGCAACAATATTAACCCTATTGCAACACTACCTCAACAAGGTGTAGTAGTATATGGTCAGAAAACATTACAAAAAGAACAATCTGCTCTTGATCGTGTAAATGTACGTCGTTTGATGATTGAATTAAAATCTTATATCAAACAAATTGCAGACACAATTGTATTTGAACAAAACACAATCCAAACTAGAAATTCATTTATTGCAAGAGTTACTCCATTTTTAGAAGGAATCCAACAAAAACAAGGATTATATGCTTATAAAGTTGTTATGGATGATACAAACAATGGCCCAGCAGTAATTGATCAAAATCAATTAATCGGTCAAATTTATATCCAACCAACACGTACAGCTGAATTCATTTCGTTAGATTTTATCTTAATGCCTACAGGAGCTGAATTCCCAGGATAAAAATTGAAAAATTAGATATTTATAATAAAATAAAAATAGAAAACAAATGGCAATTTTAAATCCAAACGAAATATTTTTCACAGCGTTTGAACCTAAACAAACAAACCGTTTTATCCTTTATATGGATGGTGTTCCATCATATTTGGTAAAAGGGGTAGGAGCAGTATCTTTAACTCAAACAGCAGTTGCTCTTAATCATATCAACGTTCAACGCTATGTAAAAGGAAAAACTATTTGGAATACTAT